ATGCCATTAAATATGACCGCTGACCTGCGCTTCCCAATGGGAAAACCTACAGAAATGGGAGCCGGCGCAGTAACTGAGTTTGTAAGTTTGGCAAGAAAAATAACAACAAAAGGAGAGAAGCAGTACATCATTGAAAAATTCAAAGAAAACTTTGCAAGAGCCAGTGGCAACTCATACTCCAAAAGCTCGAACTTATCATGGGCAGAAAGTGATCTAGATGATTACGCAACGCTAGCAGCCGTCGATACCCCAGCCTTCGTTTCTGCATTTTGCGATACGTGTGAATTTCTGTCACGTTACGATATTCACACGCCTTCACACGAACACGTAAACGGGGTATTAGAGAAGCACGGCATACCTTTTAGAATAATTGACAACACACTTAGCGCGACTTCAAACCACATTACTCCTCCAGCACCAACCGCATCTCCCGAAAGTATTGTCGAACGTGCTTTAGCTGATGCTAAAGCACTAATTGGTCAAACAAACGCATCAAGTGCAGTAGACCGAGCCCACACTGCACTTCATGGATACTTGCTTTCAATTTGTGCTGAAACAAACCTAGTTTTAGGTGAAGACACTACTTCAACCAAAGCTTTTAAAATTCTACGAGAGAATCATCCAGCTCTCACACCCCGTGGACCTCGCGCCTCAGAAGTAACTAGAGTCCTTCAGTCTTTTGCCGCATCAATTGATGCACTTTCTACTATTCGAAACAAGGCAAGCCTAGCGCACGCCAATGAGCTTCTGGACGAACCAGAGGCAACATTGATAGTTAACTCGGTCTATACAATTTTCCGGTATATTCAGGACAGCCTAAAAAGACACAGAAATCAATATCCATAATTACTACCCAACACATGGCCGGCTGATACCGGCTTTTGTTTTCAGCAATGTAGCTCCTGGCTTCCTTCGCCAGCTACTCATCAAACTTTATTCATGAATAAGCTCATAAGCTTTAAAGCTAACAACCTCATCGCCGATCCATTCGTTAAGCTGAGACATCCGCGTTTGTATTGGCTCAAGCTCATTCATAACCCACACTTCCGTAGCCTCCCGGATAGACCCAAATCCTCCTGCATTTTGCGGAACAATACCCATCAACTGCGGCGGAATCCGCAGACTCGCCAGCACATCATCCCGCGTCTGATTCTTTATCGAGTTGAACTCGTCCTTCGCTGCAACCTCACTCACCGGAATCAGCTGAATCCCATCCTTCTTCCCAGTCGGTGAGTACACAAACAAATTCCGAAAATTGCCTGGTCCCTTTGAATCCTTAAGCGCTTTGCGCAACGCATCAATGTCGGCCTCGGTCTGCGCCGCATCCGTCATATACAGAATGAACCCGGCATGACTGCCGTTCTCGTAGTATTTGCGCCGAAACAACGTCGCCGACTCATTCAACAACGCCGACTGCAACGCGCTGATCCACTCCGGCAGCCCATAAATCTCCTGATGCAGATCCGCTTCGCGCAGGTGAAAAATGCTGTCCGGCTCAAATGCGTGTTCGTCCTTCCATCCGCGCACCTGGTAGAACTGCCCGTCCGGGCCAGCACGCATGTACTTGGCCAACGGCGTTTCCAGTTTGCGAACACCGCCCAGCCTCGAACGCCGTCCCTCAAGGTAACCATTGCCCAAACACAAGAAATCCAGAGCAAACTGCTCAAACGAAGCCCGCGACAGCAGCGGATGCGGAATAAACGTCTTGCTCAATAAATTGCGCTTGAACATCAACCCCGAGTGCAAATGCACGCTCGCCCCCACCGACCGGGCCAGCCCATCCAATGACAACGGCGGCTCATACCATCGCCCGTTAAACCAGCACTCCAGGTAATAAAACACCTCCCGGCCACCCAGCACCGGCGTCGGCTCACCAAAGGAAAACACCTGAGTCCCGGTGGAAGGTGTGGTCGCAGGCAACAGCGTCTGACCGGCAACTTGTTCAGTCATCAATAAATCTCCATCCGCCCGGTATTGGCAGCCGTCTGCCCCTCAAGCGGTTCGTTGTGCAATGCATGAAAGAGCGCCCACGCCAGGTCGGCGTGGCCGGTGTTGTCGTTGCGCCCTGCGGTATAGGTGTACTGGCGACCGCCAGCGGTGACGGTCTTGCGGATGGCCATCAGCGACTGCGCCATGTCAGTCCATCCAGCATCGAACTCCAGCCGCCCCCTGTGGATAACGTCGTACGCCTTGAGCACCAAGCGGGTTTTGACTTCGGGCGAATAGCTGAAGGTGGTCACCGCTGGAAAGAACTGGCGCACCAGCTGGGCCACGCCGCTGCCCAGCCCAGTGACATCGATGCCGATGTAGGTCACCCAGTAGCGATCGCAGATGCTCTTGATAAACGCGGCCTGCGCGGCAAAGTCCATCCCGCGAAACTGGTGCCGCTCCAGAATCCGAAACTTGCCACCCGGCACCAGCGGCGGTGCAACCACCACCATGCCCGAGCAGTCGCCCGTCTCAGCCGGATCATAACCAATCCACACCTGCCGATCACCGAACGGACGCATGGCAAACGGCTTGTAGTCCTCAGCCCACTCAACCCAACTGTCCACCATGCAGGACTGCAACAGCGTCAGCGGAAAGATGCTCGCCCCGTCATCGACAAACTCACACATCAACAGGTTGGCAAAAGCTTCGGGGCTGTATTCGCGCCGCAGCTCCTCGATGTCGAATAGGTCGCACCCGCCCCGCTCCGCATCCAGGATCGTGACGATCTGCCGCCACAACCGATCCTCACAGAACCGCCCCTGCTGGAGCGCGCCGTGGGACACGTCCACCTTCGTGTGCTGCGCCGCCGGCTTACCCTTGTTGAAACGCTCGCCCGTCCAGAAGGTGTACGCCTCGTGGGCCATGCTCGACGGCGTCGAAAAGTAGGTCTTGCGCCATTTCTTGTGCATCGCCATGCCCGAGGCGACCTTGTTCAGCTCCTCGAACTTGAACGTCCAGAAAAACTCGTCGAAGTAGAAATTGCCATGGTAGCCCTGGGCGGTCCGGGCATTGGTACCGAGGAAAAACAGTTCAGCGCCGTTGGGCAACACAATGGGATCACCGGTTAACTCAACGCCGATCACCTCACGGGCAAACGCCTGAATGTAACCGCGGAACAGATAAGCCTGGTTCTTCGAGGCCGAGAGGAAAATCTGATTACGCCCGGTATCCAGGGCATCGATAAACGCCTCGCGAGCGAAATAGTAAGTCGCCCCAATCTGCCGGCTCTTGAGGATGACGCGGGTTCGCTGATTGCCAGCCCGGTACCAGTCCTTCTGATAGTCGAAACAGCCATCAATAAACGCCTCGCGCAACAACTCGACCTGGTCTTCATCAATCTCGTTTTTGACGGCCTTCTTCTTCGGCTCGGCGTTGCGTTTGGCCAGGTTCGGGTTGAGGTCAGTCTCGGTACCGCCGCCCTGAAAGCGCTGAATCCGCGCCTGCCGCTCCAACTGCCGGTGCAGCAGATCAATCTCCTTGAAGTCACCGCCGCTCTTACCTTCCTTGAGGATCAACTGCACCAGACGTGCCTCCAACGCCCCGCCAATGCGCTCGACGTTATCGGCCCGATCCCATTCATCGCGGGCCTTCCAGCTGTGTAGCGTTTTTTCCTTTTCGCCCGTAGCCTCGGCAATCTCGCAGATACGCCATCCCATCCAGTAGAGGAACTTGGATTGGCGGCGGGGATCGATGGGCAACAGAGCGGTCGTAATCATGGCAACGATGCTGCCGCTCAAGTTGGTAACTCAAAAAGACTCGGTCTTTGTCAATCGCGCTCAAACAACTACGACTCATCTCTGTACGGAAAGCTATCGGTCGCTTTGCCACAAAGGGCTTAGCGACCGAAAAGGGTCCAACTTAAATAAAATCAGGCCAATCTCACTCGTCATCCAAATCGATAACACCAACGTTTGCTGTGTACTCTCCAGTACGGCCAATCACACGATTCATGATGGCTGCTGGAGTCGTGGTTCGAAAATCAACTATATGCCCAACGAGTACACCGTCGTCGGTAATCTCTTGTGACTCACTTTCCATCCATTGCTCTAACTCTTCAAGAGTAAGGCCAGTCATGTCAGCCAAGAGCTGCTCTAAAGTCGACTCGTACTCCACCGTTTCATCAGGGTAAAGAACAGCATCATATTTAGCTGGGAGCAACGCAAACTCACCCCACCCTAAGTCAGTTATCGCTAACCCAATACCACTCTCGACAACAGCCCCATACATTAAAAGAACTCTACCGACCGCGCTTTTATCAATACCATGCTCTATAGAATCTTGAACCGACATTTTCAGAAAAAAATCTTTATAGCCACTACCAGAGCGATACTCAACTTTAGTCATTTGCATATTCCAGGGCTTACCCTCTCCCATTGCAAATGACTCAACTATCTTCCCGTAATAAAGCTTCGGAACCTCATTTACGCCCTCAACCATCGACGCATCGGTTAACGCATCACTTAACAGCTGAGCATACTGCGCCCCAGGAAAGTAATAGTATTTATGGTAATTTTTATCAAAACTACGACTCAAGCCTCGAACCGTTGTGATTCGACTTGGAACTTTAATTTCTTCGCCATTATGCCTAGGGATAGGAATATCAGCTAGTTCGCCATCAACATCTTCGACAACAGGACCACTATATTCCAGCCCGGGAAGTTTTGGTGCGACCGGTCGCTCCTTCATGAACTCTTTTACAACAACCAACAACCCATCATCTATCGCTCGCTTAGCTTCCTCCTCATCAGTAAAATGAAGCCCTTCTCGCTTTTTAACTCTTAAACCACAAGGTAATCTTCGTTTGCGACTGTGAGCAAAGTATGCGGGCCTTCCATTAGCATCGTTTTGCCCATTACTGGGAGAAATGAATAGCTCAACACAGCACTCCGGACAAAATATTTCACCCTTCATTTCTTGTTGATATTCCGACGTCAGAATAGATCTTGCTGTCGAACGCAATACTGATTTATTTCCTGTTTCGAATCTCCATCCCTCGAGATAATAGGCAAATTTTATACGATTGTTATTCAAGTTTTCAGCTGTCATATCAGGAACTCCTGTTCGGTCTTAAGAAACGCTACATCAGTAGATCCAATCTAGCCCCAAATAATGGCATGACGCCATTATTTTTCAATGCTTTTGACGTCATGCTTGTCATCACCAAATCTACAACTCTCCCTCATTGATGTAGCTGACGCGCGTCACGACCATGCCCCTCATCGCAACGCACTGCTCACCCACCGGCAGGCGCCCCACGCAATGAGGATTCCTGGCATGAAGAAATTTCGCAGCAACTGGTTCCGCGTCGCCGTCGAGGGCGCTACCTCGGACAAGCGCACCATCAAACGCAACTGGCTGGAACAAGCCGCGAAGAACTTCAACCCGTCCACCTACGGCGCGCGCATCTGGCTGGAGCATTACCGCAGCGTGCTGCCAGACGGCCCATTCAAGGCCTACGGCGACGTATTGGCGGTGAAGACTGAAGAAGTGGACATCGGCGGCCAGAAGAAACTGGCGTTGTTCGCCCAGGTCGAACCGACCGCCGAACTGATCGCTCTGAACAAGGCCAAGCAGAAGGTTTACACCTCGATTGAAATCGACGACAGCTTCGCCGACACCGGCGAAGCCTACATCGTCGGGCTTGGCATCACCGACTCCCCGGCTAGCCTCGGCACTGACGTGCTGTCGTTCTCAGCCCAAAAACCTGACGCCAGCCCGTTCAAGGATCGCCACTACTCCGCGACCTCGATGTTCACCGAGGCGGTCGAGACCGAATTGACGTTCGAGGAAATCGAAGAGAAGCCCGGCATCGGTGCCCAGCTCTTCAACAAGGTGCAAAACCTGCTCAAGGGCAAACAGACCAAAGACGACGCGGATTTTGCCCAAATCAGCGAAGCCGTCGAAGCCGTGGCCGAGCACGTCAAGGACCTGCCCGAACAACTGGCTGCCGAGAAGAAATTCTCCGCTGGGCTGAAGACGCAAATCGAACAGGTCAGCACCGACCTGAAAGAGCTGAAAACCAAGCTCTCCACCACCCAGGACCACAACCAAACGAAGCGCCCTCCGGTCACCGGTGGCGATAACCAGGTCATGACCGACTGCTGACAGTCGGCCTACCCAAAGCCCCGAACAAAAGCCCCGAACAAAAGCCCCGAACATCGAAGGACAACATCCATGCGCAACGATACCCGCAACCTCTTCAACGCCTACCTTGGCCAGTTGGCCAAACTGCACAGCGTGCCGGACGTGACCACCAAGTTCGCCACCGCGCCGAGCGTCACCCAAACGCTGGAAACCCGCATGCAGGAATCCAGTCAGTTCCTCAGCGCGATCAACATCTACGGCGTGACCGAGCAGATGGGCGAAAAGATCGGCATGGGTATCGGCGGGCCGAATGCCGGCACCACCGACACCACCCTGAAGGATCGCGAAACCACTGACATCACCACCCTCGACGACCGTGGCTACTTCTGCTCACAGACCAACTTCGACACCCACCTGCGCTACAGCAAGCTGGATGCCTGGGCCAAGTTCCCCGACTTTCAGGCGCGCATTCGTGACGCGATCCTCAAACGCCAGGCGCTGGACCGCATCCTGATCGGCTGGAATGGCATCAACCGTGCCGCCACTTCCAACCCAGCAACCAACCCGCTACGTCAGGACGTCAACGTCGGCTGGCTGCAAAAGATGCGCACCGAAAACGCCGCCCGGGTCATGTCGGAAGTCGGCGAAGGCTCGGGCAAGATCACCATCGGCGCCGGCAAGGACTTCACTAACCTCGACGCCCTGGTCTTCAGCATGGTCGAAGAGTTCATCGCGCCCTGGTACCAGGAAGACCCGGACCTGGTGGTGATCTGCGGCCGCCAACTGCTGGCCGACAAGTACTTCCCGATCATCAATAAGGACAACGCCCCGACCGAGATGCTGGCCGCTGACATCGTCACCAGCCAGAAACGCCTGGGCAATCTGCCAGCGGTGCGCGTGCCGTACTTCCCGGCGCGCGGGCTGCTGGTGACCAAGCTGGAAAACCTGTCGATCTACTGGCAGGAAGGCAGCCGCCGTCGCACTGTCCTCGACAACGCCAAGCGCGACCGCGTCGAGAACTACGAGTCGGTCAACGATGCCTACGTGATCGAGGATCTGGAATGCGCCTCGCTCGCCGAAAACATCGAAATCGCATCGTAAGGGGGCCGACCATGACCAACCCCTGCCGCCGCCATTTCCAACGGGTCACTGCCGCCATCGAGGCGGCAGCCGCCGAACCGACCCAAACCATGGCCGGAGCCACGGCCTACGAGCATCAGCTCAACCAGCTGCTGCAAGATCGCCTGCGTCTGAAACAGGTGCAGTCGAACCAGGGCAAGGCCGAACTCAAACGCCAGCTGTTGCCCGACTACGTGCCCTACGTGCAAGGCGTGCTGGAGGCTGGCCAAGGCGCCCAGGACGAAGTGATGACAACCGTCATGGTCTGGCGCTTCGATGCCGGCGACTTCACTGGCGGCCTCGACATCGCCCAATACGTGCTGCGGCACAAGATGGTTATGCCCGACCGCTTCGCCCGCACCCTCGGCTGCCTGGTCGCCGAAGAAGTCGCGACCGCCGCATTCAAGGCGCAGAAGGTCGGCGAACCGTTCGACCTGGCCATCCTGCACCGAACCGCCGAGCTGACCGATGCCGAAGACATGCCCGATCAGGCCCGCGCCAAGCTGTTCCTCGCCATGGGCCGCGCAACACTGGAAGGCCTCAGCGAAGAACTGTCCGGCCAACCGGGGCAAGTGCAGGCCGGCATCGACCTGTTGAAGAAAGCCATCGACCTGCACGATGCCTGCGGCGGCAAAAAGGATCTGGAGCGGGCCGACCGCCTGCTTAAAAAACACGCTACCACCAGTAGCTGACCGAGCGTCCCCACGCACCCCGCCGGCTCGGGGCGGATCGGCCAGGCCGCTCCTCCTGAACGTGAAGCCCCGACCACCGGCGACCTACAACAGAGCGCAGTTCCATGAGCGGATTCATTGCGGGCGGCACGTCCCCCACCGGCCATATCAACACCGATCCCTTTTGGCCCTCGATAGACCTCGACGACGTGCGCGGCACATTGCGCATCGACTCCAGCGTCACCCCGATCCGCCTGGAAACCGCGACCATCGCCGCTGCCATCAGCGTCAACCGTGAGTTTGCCGAGTGGCGCGGCACCAAGCAGGCCGAAGGCTACGTCACCCTCGCCGACGTCCCGGCCGAAAAGGTCAACGATCTCTCGCAATTGGTCCACCTGTACCAACGCGCCATCTACGCCGCGACCGGCGCAGAAATCAGCGAACGCTACCGCTCCTACGACAGCACCAATAGCGGCAATCAGAACGCCGACGACCTCACCCCCAGCATCGATGAACTTCGCCGCGACCAGCGCTGGGCGGTACGCGACTTCCTCGGTCTCGGCCGCACCACCGTGGAGTTGATCTGATGGCCGTCACCGTCCGCGCCCAGCAAGGCGACACCGTGGATGCCCTGTGCTGGCGTCATTACGGCCGCACGGCCGGCGTAACCGAAGTGGTGCTTGAAGCCAACCCCGGTCTGGCCGATCACGGTCCGACACTACCGCAAGGCCTCCCGGTGGAAATGCCCGAAGCCCAAACCACCGCCCCGAAACGGCAGATGGTGAACCTATGGGACTGACCCACCTGCACCGCGCCCCTGAACCCAACCACCCTGGATCATGGAATGAAACGCATGCCTGACCGTCACGAAACCTGGGCCTGGCTCGCTGCCTGGCTCGAACAGCACTGGCCGACTATCTACGCCGGCCTACTTGCCCTGATCATCGCAGGCCTGCGGGTCATCTACGGCGGCGGCACCTTGCGCCGGATGGTGATCGAGGCGCCGCTGTGCGGTGCGCTGGCCCTTGCGGTGAGCCATGGTTTGTCGCTGGTGGGGATTCCAGCCTCGACCGCCCCTTTCTTCGGCGGCGTCATCGGCTTGCTGGGCGTCGAAGGCACCCGTGCTGCGGCGAAAAAGCTCTTCACCCGCAAGGTAGATCAGCTATGACCACCCTCCACCACGGCGACCGCTCGCAAGCGGTGCGCATCCTGCAAAAGAACCTCAACCAGCACGGCGCCAGGCTGATCATCGATGGCGATTACAGTGACGTCACCGAAGCCGCCGTGCGTGCCTACCAACTCAAGGTTGGCCTGGTCGCCGATGGCATCGCCGGCAGCAAGACACAGGCCGCACTCGCCGGGGCTGACTGCCAGCGGCTGCTTAAAAACACCGACCTGGTGAACGCCGCCGAACGCCTCGGCGTGCCGCTGGCCAGTGTCTACGCGGTCAACGAAGTCGAATCGAAAGGCGCCGGTTTCCTCGACAACGGCAAGCCAGTGATCCTGTTCGAGCGGCATGTCATGTACCGCCAACTGTCGAAGGTTCGGTACGAAGGCGACGATGCCGCGACGCTCAAGCACAACGCCGACCAACTGGCCGCAACCAATCCGGCCATCGTCAATCCCAAGTCGGGTGGTTATGCCGGCGGCACCGCCGAACACCAGCGTCTGACCAACGCGCGCCTGATCGACGACACAGCCGCACTCGAGTCCACCTCCTGGGGCGCGTTCCAGATCATGGGCTTTCACTGGCAACGCATGGGCTACAGCAACGTGCAGGACTTCGTCGCAGCCATGAGCGCGGGCGAGTCGCAGCAATTCGATGCGTTCGTGCGCTTCATTGAGACTGACCCGGCACTGCACAAGGCGTTGAAGGGCCGCAAATGGGCCGAGTTCGCCAAGCTCTACAACGGGCCGGACTACCAGCGGAACCTGTACGACACCAAACTCAAGCGCGCCTACGAACGACACGAAGACTGCGGCTGCGGTCAGGCGGTGGCCGCATGATCGACTTCGACGCCGTGCAACGCTTGAACGTGCAAGACGGTGATCTGCTGGTGGTGCCACGGGACAGCGATCAACACGACATGGAACTGCTGTGCGATGCGCTGTACGTCCAGATGCCGGATCGCAAGGTCATCATCATCCGCGGCCCCGTGCACCAGCTGGACGTCGACGCCATGAACACACTCGGCTGGTACCGCGCATGACCACCCTGCGCCAGACCCTATTTGGCATCGCACTGCTGACCGCCTTGGCCTTGTTGATCTGGAACCAGGAGCTGCGCATCAGCGCGGCGAACCAACACACCAAGCTGGCCACCCAGGATGCGACCACCGCTCGGGGACAGGCCGAGCGTCACCTCGCGAACGCCAACGCCTTGCGCACCACCCTGCAACAGGAACGCACCGCCCAGGCCACCCTGCGCACCCAGCAGGATCAACTGCGCCAAGGCCTGGCAAAGCGCGAACTCACCATCGAGGCACTGAAACGTGAAAACACCGAACTACGCAATTGGGCTGCCCAGCCTATGCCTGATGCTGCTCGCCGGCTGCGCGAACGCCCCGCCCTCACCGGCGCCGACGCTTATCGTCAGTGGCTGTCCGGCCGTGTTGCCCTGCACCCTGCCGGCGACCAACCCACGCAGTAACGGCGACCAGCTCACCGATCAGGATCGCGTCGAGGCCGCCTGGGCTGAATGCGCCAGTCAGATCGATATGGTCTACCAACATCAGCAGGCACAACCATGAACAAACCCGATAGCCTGAAAGCTCACCTGCTGGCCACCGTCGCCGAACTCAAGCACAACCCCGACCGGCTGCTGATCTTCATCAACAACGGCAAGATCCGCTGCACCGCGGCCGCAACGCTTTCCTTCGAATACAGCTTCGACCTGCAAGTCATCCTCACCGACTTCGCCGGCCACCCCGACAGCGTCATGCTGCCGCTGCTTGGTTGGTTGAGCGTCCATCAATCCGAACTGCTGGAGAACCTGAGCAAGGCGGCTGACGGTATCCAATTCGAGGCCGATATCCTGGACAACAGCAAAGTCGATTTGAGCCTGAGCCTGCCACTGACCGAGCGGGTGGTGATAGGAAAGGATGACCAAGGCAACACCACAATCCGGCATCCCGGCGAACCGCAGCGTGCAGCTGACTTCCTCGATCCGAACTGGATACCTGGCGCCCAGGGCACGGGTAGCGAATGGGTACTGCCAGAATGACCAACCGCCTGGAAGTGCTGGAAGACTGGGCAGCCGGCCTGCTCGGACAGCTCGAACCGGCATCGCGCAACAAGCTGGCCCGCAGCCTCGGCCAGGCGTTGCGTCGTAGTCAGCAACAACGAATCATTGCCCAGCGAAATCCGGACGGGAGCAAGTACGCACCGCGCAAACAGCGCAACCTGCGCGGCAAGCAAGGGCGGGTGAAGCGGAAGGTAAAGATGTTCCAAAAGTTGCGTACAACCAGCTTTTTGAAGTTACGAGGTGATGACAACGCCATTAGTGTGGGTTTCACAGGTTCCACTGCCCGCATTGCACGGGTGCACCAGTACGGATTGAGTGATCGTGCAGAGCGTGATGCTTCAGACGCTCAATACCATCAACGGGAAGTTTTAGGTTTCACCGAAGCGGATCTTGATCTAATCCGCGACGGCTTATTGACTAACTTAACGGCAAAATAATTATTATCACACCAATTTCAGAGTGAAGCCCCGCGAACAAACCCGACTTAAATTTTACTTCCTCATAGCTCTCAACTGCACCATAAGCTTCTCACCCTCGCCTGTTAACGACCAAATAGGCTCACCACTATTCACGGCAGAACTCGAAGACTCAATCAAAATCACTCCCAAAGCCTGAAACTGAATTGCTACAGTTTGGAAATCCTGATCTAAAAGTTCTGCCATCGAAACATCAACCCCTTTAATAGAACAAATCGCTTCCAGAAGTATATTCTTAACCAAGAACTCGCTTCGAGAGCCTACCAAATAGGGGGAAACATAATAAAAAATTTCGCCCCACGTAATCCTATGCTCCCAATTAATCGTATGTCCGTCCCAGTAGGTCCCATGCAGTACAAATACATCCTCGAAACCTGCTAGATCGGGTACTTCGAAAACAGTTTTCTTTGAGGAATTAACTTGCGTCAGCTCTTGATTCAGCCTGTCATTTTCTTTGCGAAGCTCGTTTATTTCTTTTAGTAGCTCCTCGCTTGTACCTTCACTAGCTCGAATCCAACCCACAGCTGGAAAAACCTTTATAGTCTTACCCAGACTTAGTGCAACCAAACCGGGCAGTTCACTTGAACTTGTCCAATACTTAACCAAGCGACCTTCGGAAACTTTATCTCGAAAAGCCTGTAATTTCTTTCTAGCCTCGCTGGAAATATCTGACTTTTCCAGGGCCAGCTTTTCCGGGCTACCATGCAGCAAGGCAACGACCTTTATACCCTTTTCAACCGCATAATCGAACTCCATTTCAGTATAACTCACTCCCTCTGCCCCAACCGACCCATACCTTCCGCCAACAATCAAAAGATAGTAATCGCAATCATCAATTATTTTTTTAATGAACGCCCACTGCTCCTCATCGGCAGCAGGAAACAGCTCCATGCCTGCAGGAATACAATCCATTTCCATCAGCGTTTGGGTTACATCCTTCCTCTCATCCATAAGATCCATGTAGGTCGAACTTACGAATACCTGATAACGCTTATTCATTCCCCACCCCATCCCGTTCGGCGAATTTAAGTGATATTTCGTCACGCAGCATCGTTCTGCGTTGATTAACCGCAGTTCAACCTTTACGCACACAGACCGGGCGTTAACCGAGTCTGATGCTGATTGTGCAGCAAGACTATACAAGCTGTACGGAATGCGTTCCTACGCGTGAACCAATCATCCTCTGAGCATGAACGACCTAAGCACCCTCGCCCGCCTCATCGAAAACCTCATCCGCCTCGGCACCATCACCGCCGTCCAGATGAAGCCCCCGCGCGTACAAGTCAAAACCGGATCACTAACCACCGGTTGGCTACCATGGATCGCCCCGCGGGCCGGCGCCGACTGCGAGTGGAATCCTCCGACAGTCGACGAGCAAGTCATCCTATTCAGTCCCTCCGGCCAGCTCGGTAACGGCTTCGTCCTGACCGGCCTGTTCAGCGACCACATCCTGGCCAACGGCGACCGCGAAGGTCTACACCGCAGCACCTACCGCGACGGCACCGTGATCGAGTACGACAGCATCGCCCATCACCTGAGTGCCACGCTGACCGATGACGGCACTACCAACCTTACCAGCCGCGGCGGCATCCACATCGTCGGCCCGATCACCCACGAAGGCGACTACATACAAACCGGAAACCAGACCATCACCGGCAAGGTCACAGCGTCCGAAGACGTGGTCGCAGCCGGCATCAGCCTGGTCAACCACCTGCACGGCGCCGTGATGCCCGGCCCTGGGAAAACAGGGAAACCGGAATGAACCGAGAAACCGGCGCGACCCTCAACCTGGTCGAACACATCGCCCAGTCCATCACCGACATCCTGACCACCCGCCTCGGCACCCGTGTCATGCGCCGCGAGTACGGCAGCCTGCTGCCCGAACTGGTGGATCAACCGTTCAACGACTTCACCCGCTTGCAGGTCTACGCCGCCACCGTCATGGCCTTAATGCGCTGGGAATCACGCATCAGCTTGAGTCGCGTGCAGTTCGTCGGGGTGAACCTGCAAGGCCAAGCATCGCTGGATCTTGAAGGCACACTGGTCGACAGCAACCAGCCACTGAGCCTGAGCGTGCCGCTTCAACTGGGGGGCAGCGCATGAACAGCTTCGTCGCCATCGACCTCAGCCAACTGCCGGCACCGCAAATCGTCGAACAGCTCGATTACGAGCAGATCCTCGCCGAGCGCAAGGCCTACGCCGTCAGCCTCTGGCCGGCCGAGCAGCAGGAAGAAATCGCTGCGCGCCTGGAAATGGAATCCGAGCCTCTGACCAAATTGCTCGAGGAAAACGCCTACCGCGAAACCGTGTGGCGGCAGCGGGTCAACGAGGCGTCCATCGCCAACATGCTCGCCCTGGCCAAAGGCACCGACCTGGAAAACCTCGCCGCCAACTACAACGTCAAACGGTTGATCATACAGCCCGGCAATCCAACGGCCATACCGCCGATACAGCAGCAAATGGAGAGCGACGACAGCCTGCGCGAACGCGCACAAATGGCGTGGGAAGGGCTCAGCACTGCCGGGCCGCGCAACAGCTACATCTTTCACGCCCGATCCGCTGATGGTCAGGTCGCCGACGCGACCGCCGAAAGCCCGGCACCAGCCGAAGCCGTGGTCACGGTGCAATCGGTTTTGGGGGATGGCACCGCCTCGCAGGCCCTACTCAACCAGGTCAACGCCTATCTTAGCGATGAAGACCGCCGTCCTGTCGCGGATCGCCTGTCCGTTCAGGGCGCTCAAATCATCAACTACCAAATCAAGGCCAGGATCTACCCGTTGACCAGCGGCCCTGAAACCGAGCTGATCCTCGCCGCGGCTGAAGCTCGGTTGCTCAAGTTCGTGCATCAACGGCGGCGACTGGCGCTGGAGGTTTCCGAATCCATCGTGCATGCCGCGTTGCACGTCGAGGGCGTGCGCAAGGTCGTGCTGGAGGATTGGGTGGACATCGTCGCCACCCGATACCAGGCTCCGTTCTGCACCCACATTGAATTAGTACTGGGGGTTGAGTGATGGTCGACCAGTTGCTGTTGCCCGGTAACTCGACACCGCTGGAACGACAGGCCGCCCAGGCCTTGGCCCAGATTCAGCGCGTGCCCATTCCCCTGCGAATGCTATACAACCCGGATCAATGCCCCCTGCCCTTGCTGCCGTACCTCGCGTGGGCGTTTTCAGTGGATCGATGGGACAGCAAATGGGCAGAGTCCGCCAAGCGCTCGGCCATCCGCGCGGCGTACTACATCCATTCGCGCAAGGGCACCATCGGCTCCCTGCGTAGGGTGGTCGAACCACTGGGTTACCTGATTGAAATCATCGAGTGGTGGCAGACCGTTCCGCTCGGTCCCCGCGCCACTTTCACACTCAAGGTAGGGGTACTGGACACCGGTATCACCGAAGAGATGTACCAGGAGCTGACCTGGCTTATCGACGACGCCAAGCCCCTCACGCGCCACCTGACCGGCCTCGCCATCAGCCTCGAAACTCAGGGCCGCCTGAACATCGGCGTCGCCCTGTACGAAGGCGACGTCATCGACGTTTACCCACCAGTGATGCGTGACATCGAGGTCACCGGCCGCTTTGACGTGGTCGGTCGCGAACATTCCATAGACACCCTGGACGTTTACCATGATTGACGCGAACTCTCAGTTTTTCGCCATCCTGACCCAGGTCGGCGAGGCCAAGCAGGCGAATGCCGACGCACTCGGCCGGCCCTGGCTGATCACCGACATGGGTGTGGGCGATGCCAACGGTACCGAACCCGTTCCGGATCGCATGCAAACCCGGCTGATCAATGAATGGCGGCGCCGGCCGCTGAACCAGCTCAAGGTCGACCCGGTCAACCCGGCGGTGATCATTGCCGAACAAATCATCCCGGCCGATGAAGGTGGAAAGTGGATCAAGGAAATCGGCCTGTACGATGCCGATGGCGACCTGGTGGCCGTGGCCAACTGCGCCCCCAGCTTCAAACCGGTGCTGTCGCAAGGTTCCGGACGCACGCAGATTGTGCGCATGAACCTGATCGTCAGCAGCGCCGGCAACATCACTCTCAAGATCGATCCTGCGGTGGTGCTGGCGACCCGAGAGTTTGTCGAACAGCGGATCCTGGAAGAGCTGTACAAGCTCGACAGCAAACAATCGGTGCGCGTGGCGACCACAACCAGCATCGCACTGGTCGGCCTTCAAACGGTTGACGGTGTGACATTGTTGGCCGGTGACCGGGTGCTGGTGAAGAACCAGACCGCGGGCAAGGACAACGGTCTCTACATCGCCGCGGCTGCCGCCTGGTCACGGGCGCCCGATGCCGATAGCAATGCCAAGGTCACGTCAGCAATGCTGGTGTCAGTCGAGCAAGGCGCAACGTTGGCCGACACGCGCTGGCAACTGATTACGGACGGGGCCATTGTCGTCGGCACCACGGCGCTGATGTTCCAGAACGTGACCCACGGCTTTGCGCCGATCAACGCGGCGGTGCTGAGCGATCCCAGGGCCAATACTCCCCCTCAATTTGACAGCAGCAAGGCGCTGGCAACAACCGAGTTTGTGCAACGCGCTGTGGGCAACAAGAGACGAACCACGGCAATCATCGGCTCCGGCACCATCGCGGCGACGGAAATGGGGGCCGATATAGTTGTTTCGGCCTCAGCCAATACTCTGTTGAGGATGCCGAGCCTTGCATCCGTCGCCGATGGTGCTTCGGTACGCCTGATTAACCTGGGCGCAGGTCGAGTCAACTTTTCAACGGCCAACGAAGGCGACAGCTTCATTGGTGCCTTCAACACCTCAGGCACCGCCACCACGTTTGGCCTGGAGGTCGGAGATGAGGTGTCCATCACCCGATACGCTAGCCTCTGGCTTGTCATCGGCAGCGGCAGCCATGGGCAGATAAGGGGCATCAACGGCTACAAGAAACATAGCGGCGGCATCGTTGAGCAGTGGGGCATCTGGACGAGCCAGGCCGTATCCGGCGCGGCGTCTGCTGTGACGTTCCCCCTGGCGTTCACGGGCGGGGTGCTCTCGCTTCAATTCACTGCCATTTCTCCCAGCACTAGCGATGTCGTCGCCTGGCTGGACAACAACGCCTCGCTAACCGGGTTTGTCGGTCGGTCGAACGGCGTAGCAACACCGATCTACTGGCGCGCACTGGGCTATTAACCACTGGAGGTTTTCGTGTCTATTTTCTATCACAGCAGCCCTCGTGCCTTTTACGACGAGGAGTATCACGGCCCTCGCAAAATGATTATCCCGGACCCGGACTGGAATCCTCCGCAGGGCTCAACCGCGCCGGCGCCAATGGTGTTGATCGACAATCCGGACTGCATGATTCCGGTGGACGCCAGTATGATTTCCCACGAATGGCATCAAGCGCTTCTGGACGGTCAGTCTGCAGGCAAGGTCATCTGCGAGGATGCCGAGGGTCATCCGGTGCTGGCGGATCCACCGCCGCAGACTCCCGAACAGCTCGCGGAGCAAGAACGGTACTGGCGCGACAGTGAACTGCGAGTGACCGATGAAGTGGTCACCCGTCACCGTGACGAGCTGGAGGACGGTACCGCAACAACCTTGACCGCCCTGCAATACACCGACCTTCAGGTCTATCGCCGTGCCTTGCGCAACTGGCCAGAGTCGGGCGAATTTCCGTCAATTGATCGCCGTCCGGCAGCACCACAATGGTTGGCTGAGCAACGTCAGTCATTCAGCCGCCTTTTGTCCACCCTGTAATCACCCCTCAGACAAGCCCACGCGCTCGCCCAACCGCCGCGCGCGCGGCAGCCTGTGCACTGTCATCTCATTTACTGCGCAGGCAAAACCATGGCCGATTATCTTCACGGCGTGCGGGTGCTCGAACTCAACGACGGCACCCGCCCTATTCGTACCATCCCCACCGCTGTCATCGGCCTGGTCTGCACGGCCGACGACGCCGATGCCACTCTCTTTCCCTTGGATACTCCGGTACTGCTGACTAACGTGCAGACTGCCGTCGGCAAGGCCGGCGTGAAAGGCACCCTGGCGGTGAGCCTGCAAGCCATCGCCGACCAGACCAAACCCTACACCATCGTCGTGCGCGTCAAGGAAGGCGCTACCGAGGCGGAAACCAACAGCGCCCTGATTGGCACCACCACCGCCGACGGCAAATACACTGGCATGAAAGCCCTGCTCGCCGCCAAGGCCAAAGTCGGCATGGTGCCGCGCATCCTCGGCGTGCCGGGCCTCGACAACCAACCGGTGGCCGCCGCCCTGGTCAGCATCGGCCAGCAGCTGCGCGCGTTCAACTACGTCAGTGCCTGGGACTGCAAAACCAAAGAAGAAGCTGTCGCCTACCGCGAGAACTTCGGCGCCCGTGAAGTGATGGTGATCTGGCCGGACTTCCAGAACTGGGACACCGTGACCAGTGCGACAGTGAAAGCCTCGGCCGTTGCCCGTGCCCTCGGCCTGCGCGCCAAAATTGACCAGGAAGTGGGCTGGCACAAAACCCTGTCCAACGTCGCCGTCAACGGCGTCACCGGCATCAGTGCCGACGTGTTCTGGGATCTGCAAAACCCGGTCACCGACGCCAACTACCTCAACAGCAACGAAGTCACCACCCTGATCAACGAGGGCGGCTTCCGCTTCTGGGGCAGCCGCACTTGCAGCGACGATCCGCTGTTCGCCTTCGAGAACTACACGCGCACCGCGCAGATCCTCGCCGACACCATGGCCGAGGCGCAGATGTGGGCCATCGACAAGCCGATGAATCCTTCCCTGGTGCGCGACATGATCGAGAGCATCAACGCCAAGTTTCGCGAGCTGATTGCCGCTGGCTACCTGATTGGCGGCAGCTGCTGGTACCCGGAAGACATCAACGACAAGGACACCCTCAAGGCCGGCAAGTTGTTCCTCGACTACGACTACACGCCCGTGCCACCGCTCGAAGACCTCACCCTGCGGCAGCGCATCACTGACCGCTACCTGATCAACTTCGCCAACAAGATCAATAGCTGACCCGTGTACCGGAGAACACCGCCATGGCCCTGCCTCGCAAACTGAAAAACCTCAACCTGTTCAACGACGCCCACAGCTACGTCGGCGTGGTGAAGTCAGTCACCCTGCCCCCGCTCGGTCGCAAGATGGAAGCCTATCGCGGCGGTGGCATGAACGGCCCGGTCAAGGTTGACCTGGGCTTCTCCGACGACGGCATCCAGTTCGAATGGAAGACCGGCGGCCTGGACCTGATTTCCCTGCGCCAGTTCGGCGCCGTCAACGCGGCCGGCATCGGCCTGCGTTTCTCCGGTCCGTTCCAGCAGGATGACACCGGTGAAGTCAGCACCGTGGAAGTCGTCCTGCGTGGCCGTCACGAAACCATCGAGATGGGCGATGCGGCACCAGGGGAAGACACCGAACATTCGATCACCACCACCTGCACCTACTACAAGCTGATCGTCGATAACGAGGAAATCATCGAGATCGACTTGCTCAACTTCATCGAGAAGGTCAACGGCGTCGACATGTTGGAAAAACAGCGCGCCGCCCTCGGCATTTGACCCATCCCGCCGCGCTCAACCGAGAACGGCCAACCCTGAAATCTGGAGCCACACATGAAGCCTGAAGACACCGTCGCAGCACTGCCCCCGACTGACGACAACACCGTCCACCTGGATACGCCCATTGTTCGCGGCAAGAGCTACTTCACCAGCCTGACCCTGCGCAAACCCACCTCCGGCGAGCTGCGCGGCATCCAGTTGGTAGAGCTGCTGAACATGGACGTGACCACCCTGATCAAGATCCTGCCGCGCATCACCAGCCCAGGCATTACCACGCCGGAAGCCACCGGCATGGACCCGGCCGACCTGCTCGCGTGCGGCAGCAAGATTGCCGGTTTTTTGTTGCAGAGGTCGGTGAGAACGGATGCCTCCCTCGATGCGTAGAAGACGCCATGGCCGACCTGGCCGTGGTCTTTCACTGGGCGCCAGCTGACATGGACCAGTTGGGCCTGCAAGAACTGATGGACTGGCGCGAGCGCGCCAGGGTGCGGAGTTCCACCGATGGCCAATGACTTAAAACTTCAGGTAATTCTCAACGCCATCGACCGCGCTACACGACCGCTCCGCGCCATTCAGCGGCAGTCAACAGAAGCGGCGCAAGCGCTCAAAGCGGCTCGCGACAAGCTAAAAAACCTTAACGATGCCCAGAAGCAAGTCACTGGGTTCCGTGAGCTGAAACAGGGTCTGGCTTCCACCAGGACAGCACTGGAGAGCGCTCGCCTGCACACCCAGCAATTAGGGAAAACCCTGGGACAAACTCAACACCCTACCCGTGCCATGACCCGAGAGTTCGCACAAGCCAAGCGCACGCTGCATCAGCTCAGACAGCAAGAAAGTGCCCAAACAGTGCAACTCCAGCAACTGCGCCAAAAGCTGCAAGCTGCCGGCATGACGACCCGCACGCTGAGCGAGCATGAGCGACGACTGCGTCAAGACATCAGCGGCGCCAATCAGCAAATGGAGACTCAACGCCAGCGCCTTGAGTCCTTGGCGCGTCAACAACAAAGCCTGACTCGAGCCAGCAAGGCCTATCAACGTCAGCAGCAAACGGCGAGCAATCTGGCGGGCAAGGGTGCATCCATGTTGGCCGGCGGTGGCGCTGCGCTCTATGGTGGAGCGCGTGTTCTTGCACCTGGTCTGGAATTCGACGCCAGCATGAGTCGGGTGCAGGCCATCACTCGACTGGACAAGGACGATCCAGAGAAAGAGGCGCAGCTTCAAGCGTTGCGCGATCAAGCCCGTGAACTGGGTGGTTCGACAATGTTCACCGCCGGCCAGGCTGCCGATGCTCAGGGGTTTCTAGGCATGGCGGGGTTCGACCCTAAAGCCATCAAAGCCGCGATGCCCGGCATGCTCGACCTCGCGACAGCCGGTGGCGCTGACCTGGCGCAGACGGCCGACATCGCCTCAAACATCATGTCTGGCTTGGGCATGACAGCCGATCAGATGGACAAACTGGGCGATGTGCTGGTGGGCACCTTCACGCGCTCAAACACCAACCTGCAGATGCTCGGCGACACCATGAAATATGCCGCGCCCATGGCGAAAACCTACGGCGTCGAACTCGAAGTTGCGGCCGCCATGGCAGGCAAACTGGGTGATGCCGGTCTTCAGGGCAGCATGAGTGGCACAGCGTTGAGCACCATCATGAACCGCCTGGCAGCTCCGCCCAAAGCTGCTGAAAAAGCCTTGGAACAACTTAAGATTAAAACCGCCGATGCCGATGGCAACATGCGGCCGATGCCCGACATCCTCAAAGAGATTTACGACAAAACCAGAGCCCTGGGCAACATCAAAAAAGGCGGATTACTCAAGGACATTGCGGGTGAAGACGCAGTCAAGGGCATGGCAGAGCTGGTCGAAAGTGCCGGTATCGGCAAGCTGCAAAAACTCATTGCAACCCTGCGCGAGACCCAAGGCGAGGCAGCCAAAACGTCCAAAGTGATGGCCGACAATCTCAAGGGTGACCTGACCACGCTCGGCAGTGCCTGGCAAGACCTGGGTATCGAACTGCAAGAGCAGCAGGATGGTCCGCTGCGGGGTTTGGTGCAGGCGGTGATCGACATTGTTCGCGGCGTTAAAACATGGGCCAAGGAAAACCCCGGACTCGCATCGGGGCTGGTCAAAACCATCGCCATTGTGGCCGGTTTGGGCATGGCCATCGGCGGGCTGTTAGTGACCGTGGCCAGCGTGCTACTGCCCTTCGCCGCCCTGCGCTTAATGTTCGCCAAAATGGGAATTCGACTGCCTAGTCTGATAGGCATGCTATGGAAGCTTGGCAAAACCGTTTTGCCTTTTGTCGGCAAGGCCCTGCTCATGATCGGTCGCGCGCTGATGCTCAACCCCATTGGCCTGGCCGTGACCGCCCTTGCCGGCGCGGCCTACCTGATTTACCAGAACTGGGACGCGGTGAAGCTGTACTTCACCAGCGCCTGGACCGAAATCAAAGCCGGCTTCAGCAGCGGAATCGGTGGCATCCTCACGACGCTGACCAACTTCAGCCCCATCGGTTTGATCTACCAGGCGTTCGCCGGCGTGCTCAGTTACCTGGGCGTGGACCTGCCCAGCCGCTTTACCGAGTTCGGCAACATGATCGTCAACGGCCTGGTCAACGGGCTGTTCGCTGGCATGGGCCAGATCAAGGGCGCCATCACCTCAATCGGTGACTCGACCATCGGCTGGTTCAAGGAAAAACTCGATATCCACAGCCCCTCGCGGGTGTTTGCCGAGCTGGGTGGCTTCACCATGGCGGGCCTGACCCTCGGTCTGGAAGGAGGTGCAAAAGGCCCTCTCAACGCCATCACCCGCATGGGCAAACAGCTCACCGCTGCCGGAACCCTGGCGCTCGGCGCTACGTCCATGCCCGCCCTGGCCATCGATGATCGACCGCCGATCAGCAGCATGACTTCGCCGGCCTACGACAGCCACGACAACTATGAGATCAACATTCATCCAACCCCCGGCATGGATGCACACGCCATTGCCCGTGTTGTGCGCACCGAGCTGACCCGCATCGAGCGTGAAAAAGGCGCCCGCACGCGCAGCAGACTGTCGGACCTGGAGTAAACAACCATGATGCTGGCCCTCGGCATGTTCGTCTTCAGCCTATCCACTGCCGCTTACCAGGAGCTGCAACGCCAAACCGAATGGCGCCACGCCAGCAACAACCGCGTCGGCGCGGCACCGGCCAGGCAGTTCATCGGTCGTGGAGAAGACGCCATCACCCTCCCCGGCATCATCCTGCCCGAATTGGCCGGCAGCACCCTCAGCCTCGACGCCCTGCGCCTGATGGCCAACACCGGCAAGGCCTGGCCCATGGTCGAAGGCAGCGGCCGTATTTACGGCTTGTGGATCATCGAGAGCCTGAGCGAGACCAGGACAATTTTCTTCCGCGATGGCACGCCACGGCGCATCGAGTTCACCCTCATCCTCAAGCGCATCGATGACGACCGGATCGACCTGATCGGCGCCGGCACCCGCGCGGGCGTTGGCATCATGAGATCGCTACTGTGATCGATGCCGCCCTCTCCCGTGTCACCGGATTCCTGAGCGATAGCGCCGAACGCTTTCGACGGGATGCCGCCTACCCGGTGCCGGCGTTTCGCATCACCGTCGATGGCAATGACATTGCTCATTTGATCAGCCCGCGGCTGATGAACCTGGACCTGACCGACAACCGCGGCATAGAGGCCGACCAGCTCAGCTTAACCCTCAGCGACCACGACGGCTTGCTGACCATCCCGCCCACGGGTGCGGTAATCCGGCTGTGGCTCGGCTGGAGCGACACTGGTCTGGTCGACAAAGGCTCCTACACCGTCGACGAAACCGAACACAGCGGCGCACCCGATGTGCTGAGCATCCGTGCCCGCTCGGCGGACCTGCGCAAGGGGTTGAAGACCAAACGCGAACGCAGCTGGAGCAACGCAACACTCGGCGATGTGTTGGGCGACATTGCCCTGGGCAACGGTCTGACCGCCACCATTGCCAGCGCCCTGGACGGGTTGCCCATCCTGCAGCTCGACCAGGCCAACGAATCTGATGCCAACCTGCTCAGCCGCATTGGTGAAGAGTTCGATGCGGTGGTCACCGTCAAGGCTGGTTGCCTGCTGTGCCTGCCGGCGAGCGGCGGCAAGACCGCAAGCGGCGCCGAGTTGCCCCACATCACCCTGACTCGCGCCGACGGCGACCAGCACCGCTACCTGCATGCCGAGCGCGACAGCTATGACGGTGTGCGTGCCTACTTCTACGACGTGAATAGTGCCAAGAAACAGGAAGCCATTGCCGGCGGCGGGGAGAACCTCAAGGACTTGCGTCATACCTACAGCGACCGCCAGTCTGCTCTGCGCGCTGCCCGGGCTGAGTTCAACCGGCTGCAACGCGGTAGTACGACGCTCAGCTACACCCTGGCCATGGGGCGACCGGATTTGATCCCGGAGCTGACCTACACGCTCCAGGGGGTGAAGACTGAGATTGATGAAATCATTTGGTATGGCGGGAATGTGCAGCACATCCTCAGCGCCGACAATGGCTACACCGTCAGTCTGGAGCTGGAGAGCAAGTTGCCGGAGGATACGGTTGAGGTTTTGGCAGAAGAGGACAAGGGGGACTTCACAGGGGTTGCTGCGTACTACCGTGACAAAAAAACCGGGAAGGAAAAGACGGTTACGGCTGGGGGACAGAGTAAGCTGAAGCGGCTGCGGTGGTTGTATGCCACTGAGACGACCGCGAAGCGTGCGGTTGATCGGGAGTGGGCGAAACTACAAAGCAGCTAGTGCTTATTTTTGCTTGCTTCTTTCACTGCTCGCATATTTTTCAAACCACGATGTTGCTCGAAATATTGCAAAAACGGCACTAAATACCTGAACCATTGAATACATATAAATAAAATAACCTATAAACCAAACAACTCTATTTAAGACATAGACAACCTGATAGTAAATCTCAGGCAACCCATCAACATCAAAATACGCCGACTTCACTGTAAGCGCAACGATCACTGCAACTGCTTGAGTAATAATAAAATGCGCAAATGCAGAAACAAGAGCCATGAATGGCGAAATTTGCCCCTCATCACTATCAACAAGAAATCGACTAAACCCCGAATCCATCCCTAAAAAAACAGCAAGCCCAGCCAAAGTAAAACCAAGAATCGTTGGGACACTCGCAATCACGATATCCCACCAACCCGAATGAAACCAAGCCCCAAAATTTAAAACAGTTAAACCCAAAGCAACGTAAAAGTAAGTAGAGCTAAACAGAGCCGAGCAGCCGCCGTACATTGACCAGTATTGGCCCCATATGCGGCGAACCCCCTTGAAATCCTTCTTTAACTTACTTAACAGATTCATAGTTACCTAGTGATCTCGCGATGAATCTCAACCACTTTATCATAGAGTGCGTCAAACTCCGAGGTAAGGTTGGGATTATATTTAGCTGTTTCGTGCAATGGCATATCTTTTGTTGATAGGTACTTTTTCAACCCATCACTATCTTTACCTTCAACCGCCACAAAGCCATTGTCATTCGCTACCGCTGCTAATGCCTTAACATACGCATCAGGTCGAAGCCCTTCGTTACTCGCCTCCATAAACTCTATTTTCTCTGTCCTGGCATTCAATTTATTCAACCTCCTCAAAATTTCTTCTTCCATATCCTCCAGATCATCCGGATTAGGGCGATCGATTTCCATCTTCAAAATTGAGATTCGCTTCAATGACAATAGTTCACTGAGACCACTAGGATCAGGTTGAATTGTAACGTTTAGAGTACCAAATTCAGCAAACTCCTCTCTCAGAAATACAGCTTCAAAAAACCGTTTTACGAGTCTAGGGGAAAGATTATGTTTTGGTTTAGCACTAACAAAGTAAAACCTGTGCCCCTTCGGAATAAAAATATATTGAAATTTTTTAAAATGCGGCTTCAAATTGTCCGGAATATTTATTTCAGCAATTTCATCCTCGGTAGCTGCGTCCATAACCTCAGTATTAAACCAAGCTTCAGCCGAGTCCAACTTCAGAAATTTATAAATATCACCTCTAACTCCTGCTAGCGGATTACTCGGATCAAGGTACCGACAAGAACCTAAAAGCAGCGCATCATCCCCCCTTACAAGAGCATCAAACTTATATCGCGCCATCTTTTGAAGCAATTCAATGTACTTTTCTGGCGTGTGCGGCTGAAGAACAATATTAAGCGCACCGATATGAATTGCAGAACTTCTTACCCTAGTCATCTATACCCCCAAACAATTCTAGTGAAACATGGAAATCCCATGTTAATCACATTCAATTTTCCATCATTTTTTTGGTAGGCTTTGCAGACAAACACACCCCTACCATCTCTCGTCATTGCGATATGCGCACGTTTGGCAAGAGTTATTAACTTCTAAGCGAGGGCGTTGCCGCTAATGTTGTTTTGAACATAGATCACGTCCCTATGTCGGTTTGAGGTAGCGCCGGTTGGCAGTCTCACCAGTCCTGTCGTCGGGCTTTCGCGAGTGGATCATCGGCGTCCCTGTCTGACTGATCCGTTCTTAATGGGTACAGATTATGCTGGCCGTTTAGTATCGGCAAGGGCTTCAGTCAGATCCTTGAGGCGTTGCTCTACATCCATCAGGCGTTTTTTTTCTTCGGCGGCGCTGTGGATCTCTCGCTTGCCCGCCTCTCCCAGGGAGCGGAACAGCTCAAGTACGGCCTCCTCCTGAGAATTAAGTGTCGAGGGATCGATTTTATTCTCCGAAACACCTCGATACATAGCGCCTTCCCCCGCTAGAAGCCAATCAAGTGAGAGTCCTCGCTCACCTGCAATATTTACACACAATGTGTAGGGCACCGAATTACGAGACCGCCAATTACCCAATGTGGGGCGGTTAACCTCTAGTTCCTCACATAACTGGGAATCGTTCTTTACGCCAAAGACGAGCTGCAGACGATCCAGTACGGAAGCCGCGCTTTTTTTATCCAATTCGAATAATCCATTGTTGACTTACCCATTTTGGGTAATTAGGCTACACACATTGGGTACATATTAACCAAGTAGGGACACATCAACCATGAGCCAAGCCATGGAAAAGCGCCATATCCAGGCGCGATTGATTGAGCACGGTAGCAACTTCCGCCAATTCGCCCTCAGCCACGGCTACGAGCCACGGACAGTGACGCAAGTCGTCCAGCGCTGGGCCGGTCATGACTCGCTGCCACGAGGACGACTCTCGTTCTGCATCCTGCGCGATATTTCAAGGTTGATTGGAAAAGAAGTACTGCCCGGGATCCTTGTGGATTCTGCTGAGCTACCTGATGAACTGAGGCTGTGAATCAACTGTAGAGGCCGTGATGCCAGGGAGAAACCAGAAGATGAAACGTCCAGTTCTAGCCAACCGGAAAGATGTTGTCAGCGCCGTTATCTGCGCTTTCCCAGGTGGTCGCCCCTATGCCGCTGCCGAGTTGGGCATGCCGGTAAAGAAGTTCGATAACCAGGCTTATGAAAGTGCCGGTAGCCGCCCCTTGAGTGACGACCACATTCACCGGCTTGAGCAGATTGCAGGTACTGCATTTTTGCCGAGCTACATCGCAGCCATGTACGGCGGCATATTTGTTCCGCTGACCGCCGCAGCAGACCTGGACAACGTCGAGTTGTACAACCGGTCAGTCAAGGCTGCCGCCAAGCGCGGCAAGGTTGATCAGATTATTGCCGCAGCCCTGGACGACGGGGTGATCAAACCCGGTGAGGCCCAGGCGATTATCACGGCCTTGATGAACTACATGTCCGCTCGCTACGCCGAGGTGCTGGCCACGATCCAGCTACACGCCCGGGGGGCTGTCAGGTGAGCACTTACAAACTCGTTTGCCCCCACTGCTTTGGCCGCATGCGCATCCGCACCAGCGAAGGCACCCACATCTTCCTGCGTGTGGCCTATCTGCAATGCACCAATGAAGCCTGCGGCTGGTCGGTGCGTGCCCAGTTCGAAATGACTCACGAGATGAGCCCCAGCGGCATGGCCAACCCAGCCGTGCGCCTGCCCGTCGCCGATATCGCCCTGCGTCGCGCCGCGATGAGGACCGCCAACGATCAACCCGACCTGCTCGACCAAATGGAAATGGAGTGTACGCAATGAACCACGAACAGCTTGATCACGACTATCGCAGCAGCATGCAGCGGGCGGCGTTCGCCTATCTGCAACGGCATGAGGCACAGCACCTGGTGGATTCCGACTTGCTGTACGACAACTGCGTACGGCACATGACCACTGCTCTGGAGGTGCCAGTGTTCCTGGCGCAGCAACTGGTGCACAACGCCTGGACAGAGTTGCAGGTGATCAACCAGCGCAAGTGGATCTGTGTGGACTGGGGCAACTCCCCGGGCAGTACCGTTGTGCATCTGATCGACACGCGGGCGGACCTGCGTTACCCGGTCCCGGCGAGGCTGCTGCCTCAGACCTTGCTCGCCCAGCGTGCCTCCGCGCTCAAGCAACACCCTCAGTAAGCCCTTTCTAACCCTCCCGCCCTGCCCCGCTTCCCGTGGGTTTGGGTGAGCTTTGCCCGAAATCCGAGGTGGACCATGGAAATCGACGTCGCCATCACCGCAAAACTGAGCCGTTCACAGGCCGAGGCGTTGCTCGAAACGCTACGCAGCCAGTACGCGATGCAGTTCAACGAGCATTGGTACGACGATCGGTTTCGCCTGGTACCTGAGGGTTTGCGGCATGGCTCGTTGCTCGCGGCCTTTCCGGTGATGGCCGCACAAAAACGCCTGATTGGCGCCCTCAAACACAGCCTCGGCGAAGTGAAGTAAGCCCCGATGAACATGAAACACGACTTACGCGCCGACATTCTGCAACGGCTCCAGGCCGACTACGGCCTCAAGCACAAGGCCGGCAGGTACATGCGCGAAGGCGAATGCCCTGCGTGCAAGAAAAGAGAGCTGTACGCCTTCCATGATGATCCGTGGATGATCCGCTGCGGCCGAGGCAAGTGTGGCCAGACCTGGCATGTGAAGGAGATCTACGAAGATCTGTTCGACGACTGGAGCAAACGTGCGCCGGCGACCGAACAGCATCCCCATGCAACGGCCCGGGCGTACCTGGAGTTTGCCCGAGGCTTTCGCCTGGATTTGATTCAGGGGTGGTTCACCCAGGAAACGTATTTCTCCGGTGAGTTGAATGCCGGCAGCGCGACGGTGCGCTTTGCCCTGGACAAGGGTGGGTACTGGGAACGGCTGATCGATCGGCCGCACCGCTTCGGCAAGATGAAGGCGCGATTCAAGCCCGGTGACAGCCCGCGGGGTGTTTGGTGGTGCCCTCCGTGTGTCGAGCTGCTGGACGTTAAAGAACTGTGGATTGTCGAGGGGATCTTCGACGCTATTGCCCTGGTGCATAACGGCGTTGCGGCGGTGTCGGCGATGTCGTCCGGCGCCTATCCGGAAGAGTCGTTGAAAGAGCTGTCTCGGTTGCGGGGTGGCAAGTTGCCCAAGCTGGTGTGGGCACTGGATAACGAGCCGGGGGCGCACAAGTACACCAGGCGTTGGGTACGGCAGGCGCGCGCCCTGGGCTATGAGTGCGAAGCGGCGCAGATCCCTCAACCGGATAGCCGCAAGGTTGACTGGAATGACCTGCACCAGCGTTGGAACTTCATTGATGACGAAACCCAACGCATCGAGCAAGTCGAAAAAGACCTGGCCACTGCTCGCTACCACGGCTCTCTGCTGATCGCTGAAAGTGCATCAGAGAAAGGCGTGCTGATGTACGACTGGCGCGAACGCCATGAGTTTCACTTCGGTTTCGACAGTCGTTTGTACTGGTTCAAGATGGACCTGGAGAAGTTCAATAAGGCCATGCAGTCGCTGGAGACATCCACCAGTCACGAAGACCAGCTACTCAATGAAAAGCAGCGCCGCCAAAAGGCCCTGCGCCAATGCGGCGGCGTGGTGGAAATCGCCAACTGTTACCCACAAGCGCTGTATTTCCAGCGCAACGAAGTCACCGACGAGTCCTGGTACTACTTTCGGGTCGATTTCCCGCACGATAGCGGCAGCGTCAAAAATACTTTCACCGGCGGCCAGGTCGCCGCCGCCAGCGAGTTCAAGAAGCGCCTGCTGAGCATGGCCGCCGGCGCCGTATTCACCGGCAGTGGCCAGCAACTCGACAAGATCATGAAAGACCAGCTCTTCGGCCTAAAAACCGTGGAGACCATCGATTTCATAGGCTACAGCAAACAACACAGCTGCTATGTGTTCGGTGACATTGCCGTGCGCAACGGCATCGTCAGCCAGGTGAACAAGGAGGATTTTTTCGAGTTCGGAAAACTGCGGCTCAAGACGCTGCAGAAGTCGATCGCCATGCACATCCAGCGCGACAGCAAGCAGTACCGCAGCGACTGGCTGCCAATGCTGTGGCTGTGCTTCGGCGCCAAGGGCATCGTCGCCCTCGCATTCTGGTTCGGCTCGCTGTTCGCCGAACAGATCCGCGCGCAGTACAAGTCGTTTCCGTTCCTCGAGGTCACCGGGGAAGCCGGCGCCGGCAAGACCACGCTGCTGACCTTTTTGTGGAAACTGCTGGGCCGGGAGCATGAGGGTTTCGACCCATCGAAATCGACCCGTGCCGGCCGTCAGCGCGCCATGGGCCAAGTGTCGAACATGCCGGTGGTTTTGATCGAGGGCGACCGCAATGAGCCGGACAAGGCGCATGCCAAGGGCTTCGACTGGGATGAGCTGAAAGACTTCTACGGTGGTGGCACGCTCGGCACCAAGGGTATGAAGACAAGTGGTAACGAGACCTACGAACCGCCGTTTCGCGGCGCCATTGCGATCAGCCAGAACGCCGATGTCAACGCCTCAGAAGCCATCCTGACCCGGATTATCAAATCGCACTTTGCGCGCCCGGAAGTCACCACGGAGAGCCGCGCGGCCGCTGACAATCTGAACCTGATCCCGGTTGAACAGTTGAGCCACTTCCTGCTGCTGGCCGTGCGCGCAGAGGCGCAGGTGATGGCGAAGTTCGCCGAACGGGTGCTGGTTCATGAACGGCAGCTGCGCACGCTCAAGGAAATTCGCGTCGAGCGAATCATCAAGAATCACAGCCAGTTGATGGCCCTGGTGGATTGCCTGCGCCTGGTGTGCCCGCTGGATGAAAACCAGGTGGTGACGACGCAACAGGCGCTGACGGTCATGGCCCTGGAGCGCCAAACCGCGATCAGCGCGGATCACCCGTCGGTGGCTGAGTTCTGGGAGGTTTTCGACTACCTCGAAAGTCTGGGCGAAGGCCCGCAGGTCAACCACAGCACCGATCCCACGCTGATCGCCATCAATCTCAACGAATTCGCCGAGCTGGCCAGCGTGCACCGGCAGAACCTGGCCGACCTGAAGACCCTTCGCACGCTGCTGACCGAGAGCCGCAGCCGCAAGCTGCTGGATACCAACAAGCCCACCTACAGCGCCGTCCGCGCCTCGCAGAGTGCGGGCAATTCGATGTTCAACAAACCGTTAACCGTGCGCTGCTGGGTGTTCCAGGGCGCGTAACGCAACCAGGCGCGGCAACGCCTGAATTCAGCACTACAAGGAGAAGCACCATGCCCAATCCCGCTGCACGAGAATTTTTTGATGAGTTGTTTCAATGCCGGGCAGAACGCCCTGCCATTCGCGCAATAGGCATTGATGCCTTGCTGCGCTTGGTGCCTGTCGCTCAACGCAATACCGGCCAGAGCGGAGTCATCGCCCGCTTTCTGCTGGGTTTGTACAACGGCCCGGTATTTCCGTTCGATCTGACGGAGTTACGCCACCTGGACGCGGGGCTGTTCGACGACTGCATTGCCGTCCTGCGGCTGGACAACAGCCCTGAACAGGAGGTGCACACCTACGTCCACAACGGCGATGCCATTTGGGAAAACCTACGCAGGAGCTGGGCATGAAGTGGGCTTCGAAGCGCAACCGTGACGGGCAGATCATCCCGCACTGCTGGGTGACTGACGGTGGCTACACCGTGGCCGAGTGCCGGTTACCGGACAGGCGATATCCCATCACGCGGCCACATGGCGCCCTGCCCTTCGCTTATGCGAAAGACCGGGATGAAGTGATCGAGATGATTCAGAAAGACCTGGCCAAGCAGGCCTGAAAGACGGTGTCGAGGAGCGGCAACTCCCCGACACCCACCACCCCAAGGAGAAGCACCATGCAAGCACAACACCCAAGCGGCAGCGGGACAGAGGCTATCACGAACTCCCCCGAAGTCGGCGATAGGCTCAGCCAAGTGGGGCAGATGGTTGACGGCCGCATGAAGGACATAAAAAGCTATTCCGTACCTGGCTTGGTTGATTCAAGCCTGAATCCCACTCTGCATTTCGTCACCCTGGCCGATTACGACACGCTTCAACTAGAGGTCGAACAACTCAGACGATTCAGGGACTCCATCAAGCAAACGTGCGAAAACCCACAGAATCGCGGCAGGCGCACTCAGCTGCAGATGTGCAAGTTTCTCGATGAAGTACGGCTGACAGCCATTGGCGCGGGTTCGGATGACAAGTGGGGAAGCCATGAACAACGGTAAATCCTTCCCTTGGAACCTCGACCTGACCGGCATATGCGACCAATGCGGAAAATCCCGCGCCCATGGCAACCACAAGAAGTGCAGTAAAGCGCGCCAGGTGCTCAACGCACGACGCAGGGCTGAGGAGGCACAAGCCGGTATCGCTCCCAAACCTAGAAAAGGCGTCGGATTGTTCTGGTTACTCCGACACGAATGATCGGCAACACTTGACCCCGAAAGGCCCGGCAACGGGCCTTTCTTCTTTTCGGAGGTTGGTCGGCTTTTTCAATACATCGCGTGGGGACGCACATGGCAGATGGCGTAGAGGCCCGGGGCAATTCGGTACGGGTCTATTTTCGTTTCAATGGCGAGCTGTGCCGGGAGCTGGTACCCGGCGGCAACACCGCGGCCAACCGGGAGCATGCCGCGCGCCTGGTGAATATCATCGAGTACGAGATTCAGGCCGGTACCTTCGAGTACAGCCGGCATTTTCCCAACTCGCCCAGGCTGGTGGAAAACACCTTTGGCCATTACCTGGACCTGTGGCTGAAGATCAAGCGCAACAGCGTTGCCGCAACGTCTTACCGGGGTTACGCCAACAAGGCAGAGGTTCATGTACGGCCGCGCTGGGGCAAGGTTCAAATCGACCAGATCGATCACCTGGATTTGCAGGAGTGGGTGCAGGACACGCTGTCGAAACGGCTGAAGAATAAGACCATTCGCGACATCATCAGCAACGTGCGTCAGGTCTTCAGGCTGTACCGGACCCGCAAGAAGGTTGCTCATGACCCGACTGAAGGGTTGTTTGTCCGCCTGCCTGATCCGGAAGCGCCGGATCCGTTCACCAGGGCGGAGATCAAGCAGATCCTCGAAACGCCTACCAGCCGTACGCAGGAGCTGTTGATGGTGCAGTTCATGATTTGGGCAGGGCCTCGGGTGTCGGAAACCATTGCGCTGGCTTGGGAGGATGTTGACCTGGAGCGAGGGACGGTGATTTTTCGCCGGTCGAAGGTGCGCGGGGCTTATCGGGTGACGAAGACTCGGCGCTCGACGCGGAAGGTGCAGCTGCTGGGGCCGGCCTGGGACGCGCTACGCAAGATCGATGCGATCAACCTGAAGAAAAAAGCAGAGACGGTGGATGTCGTTGAGCGGGACAACAAGACGGTGCGGCAGCACACACTGCATTTTGTTTTTTTGAACAGCAAAAGCGGATTGCCGCATGTGAGCGATTTTGTTGTGCGGGATCGGTTTTTTAAGGCGCATTTGAATGCGGCTGGGGTGAGGTATCGGGGGCCGGGGCAGTGTCGGCATACGTATGCCAGTCAGTTGCTGACGACGGGGGCAGCTTCGATTGACTGGATCGCGGAGCAGATGGGACATACGAACGGGAACATGATCCGGCAGCACTATGGGACTTGGATTAATGAGGACGGGCCGGATGTTGTTGGGATGTTGGAGATTGCACTGAAGTTGTGAGCCTTTAAACTGGGAGACTACCTCACCTGAACTATGTTGTGCTAGAGCCCCGTAATACTCCAAAAACTGGTATCGGACGTGGTACTAGCACTTCATCGACTTTACTCATTCTCTTTTCAAACGTGCCACTCGAAGGTAGAGGTGTTCAATCAAGTCTTTCGCATGCGCACCATAATGGAGAGCACGATGACAGTTTGGGCAAGCAGCCACTGCATTACTTATGGTGTCCGATCCATTCTCAGCAAGCTTTCTAACATGATGGACTTCCAGAAAAGGCAATCCGTCAATGGTTTCAAATGGCGCAGGCTGTTCACAACACTCACAAATACCCCCGGCCACCTTTAGTACCCATGCTTTGACCGAGGCATCTCGCTGGAACTGCGTGACTGATGAAACGTTAAATCGAGGGATTTGGCTTCCTTCAGGCGGTGGAAGATCTTCCCTTTGGATGCCCTCTCGGACGGAAATTTCGAAGGCGGCAACTGCTGCGAATGGTCTTTTCTCTACTTCGGTAATGAGTTTCTCTATTTGCTCTGCTACGTTTACGCCGACGTTGGTTACAGGTTTAAGGTCAGTCAACCAATCCCGCCCCATGAGGGATAAGACGTAGGAAATGTGGTGCATGCGGTACTCGAATGCTGCCGACGATCTCCCGAAGTCCCCGACAAGCGCATTGTAGAAATCACTTTTCTTGACCGGAATACCCGCACGATCCAGACGCTGCATCTCTAAGTAGGCTACGACCGATGCGCGCAATTCGTCGCCGGTCCAATCGTCACCTGCAATGCACAAACCCTCCGGATTATTGGACAAATAAGGCGCCCAATCGAAGTTTTTAGACTTCTGGATTTCGGCGAACCACCAGTTAAAGTCTTCAGGCTGGCGGTTATACAGTGTGAAGTAACCTTCTCCTGGTAACATTTTATCTTTGTCAATGATCAACCCGGTGATGCCTGGCTTTCCCGATTTTGCCGTCCAATCGGACAGCGAGTTCAGGCCCTGTTGTTGAAGGCTTCTACCAAAAGTGGTCCCGTGCTGCGAAAGGCCCAAAACGTTATGAACCTGTTTGTAGCTGATAAAGGTTCTCGGGTCGTTTGGCCGGATGTTTGGAAGCATTGAGACCAGCAGCTGGAGTAATCGCAGGCCCTGTTCATCGGGCGCTTGAACATTCAAAGGTGCTTCCGTCAT